TTACCGAATCACATTACCATGCTGTACGCAGCGACCATCGTTGCAGTTAACGGCATCCACTCTGGCGGCACGGTGATTTCTGGCCTGAGCGGTAACCGTCGCTGCTGCCACCGGATGTGCGGAGTTTGCCACTACCGCAGCGCGCTCGACCGGGTGAAAAATAACGCCAGCAAGCGCAGAGCAAGGGGCGAGTAATGCCATCACAATGAGGATTCGTTTCATTCCATATCTCCGTTATTTTTTAAGAAGTGAATTCGTGCTAACGGCGGCAGAGTACAGTACAGCGATACGGGACGTTGTGTGTATGGGTGCTATTGGCAGGGAAGTGGCAGAGGGCGTGGCAGGTGGGCAAATGTCCCCTGCAGACATCTAATGGATTCGATAAGTGCAGGGGATTTATGGGGAATTTCTGATATGAAGAAAATTGTGCCCGCTGTTATGCCCGCAAAGGGTGTTCACGATGCATTTTCAACTGAGGGAAGAGCGTGGTTTTTCCACTTGAGATAATCGGCATAAAGCCAGCGTGAGGATCTGCCGTACTTGATCGGAGGAGGGAGGTTTCCCTTCTGGATTTGTTTATAGAAGTACCGGTCAGTGAAACCAGCATCTCCCATCATAAACTTCATGTCAATGAGTGAGTCGTCTCGTAGTTCTCGCATGGGTTTTATCTCCGGTTTGGGAATCGAACCTGGAAGCCAGGCAAAAAGAACCCGGCACGATGGCCGGGGAAAGGTGGATAACGTGGAAGTGCATTCGCACCCAATAGTCGACTCGATGGAACCGGCTATCAGTTGCGTCAGTCTTCGTCGACATCATCATCCCAGTCGTCGCAATATGGAGAGGCCAGAAGGGGATTAGTTGCTGACAGCATTTCACCTGCTGAACCCTGCCTTTGTAGCCGGCGAAGCGCTTCGTACAGCTCGAATGCTTCCGTACGCTCGTCACCAATGTCGAGGGAGCACGCTACCTTGTGCGCCTCTGTAACCAGGGTTGCCAACTGGTTGCGAATATCCTGAATAGTGCTCATAGTTCTCCTCATGCCGCACGCATAGCGCGAAGCGATTTAATGTGCTCGCTCGTTTCCAGTTCGGCGCGGATCTGCTCCGCCTCCCGGTGGTCGAGCGGTTCGAAATCGTTAATAAATCGGTCGATTGACGCGGTGTTGATCCGGCCCTGTCGCCAGTAGCGGACAAATTCTGATGTGGTGGAATGAATAATTACAAGCCAGTTATGCTGGTCAGCGAATATCTGGCCGCGCTGGATTAACTGGAACATGTGGGCCACCTCATTGAAATGACCTTTTCGATCAAGCCATCGTGAAGTTGCGGATGGATAAGGTCGCAAGTTGACTTGTATGATTGAGCTAACTCCAACTTCTTTTTGATCCATGCTTCATGTGCATTTTCGGCACTGTCGTGCTCGCCAAGCCAAATGGTCTTCCTGTCAACTATTATCCTCGCCCTATACTTCCCCTTAACTAAAGACACCCCTGTGGGTAGAGCGCTATTCTTGGATTTGACTGATGCAGCAAAACCATTCAGCCACCCAGGGATGTAAAGGCAGAAATCAGGAGAGTAAATTCTATTTCCAGGCGAAAGGATGTCCTTATCTAACTGATAACCTCTAATGTAATGTTTCTTCCACCACTTATAAAAACCCATAAAAGAAAGCCATTCATCACACACATAACAACCAGAATAAGTTGGACATTTCTCCAACTCTCTTTTGTTGTAGCACCTTGAGAGGATTAATCTCCACGCCTCGTAGGCAGAGTGAAGGTATGTCTTACCCTCTCTTTTTATCATTACGGTGAATTTTGAATCGCTATTGCCTACGCCATAAATAGGGACGTTAACCCTCCTGATTCTTGGCAGGCTCTCCATGTATTTATCAAGCTCTTCTGGGCACATGGTTTGCACCTTGCTTATTCCGCAATTCCATCTCACCCTGGCAATCAACGCACATCGTGCATCCCGGATACGCTTTCCGGCGAGCATCACTGAGTTGTTCATCACATTCGCTACAGTGCGTTGCCGATACCGCATCACGGTTAATCCGGTGAGCCTGTATTGCTTGTTCGCGCATCATAGTTTCGAGAGCGCTGGCCTGATCGATGATTTCAGTCATGCCGCACCACCTTCGCTTTTCTCCGCATCTACGGACAGAGCTTCAAGCTTATCGAGGAACATAGCGCCAAGAAGCGCGTACTCTGCATCGGTGGCCGCCGGAATTGGCACGAATCTAATCCCGCTTTGGGCCAACATATTTGCAGCCTCAAGACATTTTCTTAATTCAACTGGTGAAGCTCTTTTCATGGTCAGTGCTCCCTGAACTGTTCATTGATGCGGCTGACGGCAAACGCCAGCAATAGAAAAGGCCGCATTAGCGACCCGGTGATCTGTGCTGTCATAAACCGACAGCCTTTGCGAGCATTTCGCTAACCTTCTGGATGTGGTCGCGCAACTCCTGCAGGCTCTGCGCCTCCGACTCCAGAATCTCCTTATGCATCAACTCACGGACAAGGTGCTCAAACTTGCTGTAGTAGCCCAAGCGAGAGAGTATTTCCTGACCGGCGTTCTTTCCCTCTTTGCTGATTTTCTTCTCGCTTAAAATCAGGTCGTGCGCTGAACCGGTAACGACATACTTTTCACCGAGTTCGATTCGAATACTTTTGCTCATTGCTCCACTCCGTAGCGCCCATTCAGGCGCCCAATTTCGCTGTTAAATTTGATTAGACTGATGCCGAGAGGCTCGACGATTTGGTGATATTTGCGCAGGATTGGCGGGACGACTTTGTTCCAGTTCGGCTTGGGCTTTTTGCGCATCGCGGCTTTCAGCTCGTTACTGCAGTTCCTGACCTGACAGTGCAAGGCATTTTCCTGTTCGGTTGTCATCCGCTTCATGCCGCCTCCCACTTAGTCACCGCAGACGGGTCTTTCTTATCCCACCCGTTGCGCTCCAGATTTGCCTGCAGGCGACGATCGCCAACCTCTTTGATGCTGCGCCCGGTCATTGCTGCGACTTCGGTGTTGTTGTGCCGCCACAGGAGCGACAACTCTTCAGTAGTCCACTCAGTCATAACCTTTCCTCCTGACGCTCGGGTCAGTGATTTGAGCTTCCATCGCACCGAGGCCAGGGTTCGGCCTGTCGCCTGGGCTATCTCTTCCGGGGTGAAGCGACCGAACAGAAATAGCTCTGCGCGGGTCCATTCACGCCCGCGCGGCCTGACCATCAACGGTATCTTCAACAGGTGGGCCATGCTGATGATGGCCTTCTCGGTGCGCTCCAACTTCTCTGCGATGACCGGGATCGGCATGGTACTGCCGACCTCGTACAGGAACAGCTTTTCCCATGACTCCCACAGGGTGTATTTCATCGGGAGCCCCACTGCTCACCAAAAACGAATCCGATTTCAGCCAGCGCCTCGTCCATTTTTTCGATGAACTCCGGCACCATCTCGTCGAAGTCGGCCATGTATTTTTCATCCCGCTCAACCACGACGTAATGCAACCCCTCGCGCTTCATGCGAGGGTCATAGTTGGCAAAGAACCAGGCTGGATTTTTGTTTACCCACATGCTGTATTGCACCTGGGCCATGTAGTCCGCTTTGATGGCATCGAAGCCGCCGAGCCGGAACTTCATGAAGTCTCGGGAGGTGAACGGGCATTTCAGCTCGAGGCCAAATCCGTTACTGCACAGGCCGTCTGGTGAACAGGCGGTGCGCATGGTTTCATCGCGAAAGAGGATCGGTGATTCGATGACGCTCACTCCGGTCGTGAACTCAAACAGGGTGCGTGCGTCCTCTTCGTACTGCTTACCCCATGCCAGAGCCTTTGCGTTAACTTCTGGCGCTACACCGGTGCATACCTCAGCGAGAAGAGTGTGGAAGTAGGACATTTTCATGCCCGACCATTTGGTGCCGGTGCGCGGCTTAGAAATGACGTTGTGAACCTCAGAGGCGGTGATAACACCGAGGCGCAGTCGATGCCACGCCTCATCACCCTGTTCGATTCTGGTCACATCAATGCCGGTTCGCGCCAGGATGATTTCTGGTGTCATGCGGCAGCCCTCTGCTTGAGGAAGCCAAGAGCTTTGACGGCCTCCATCTCAGTGAGATCGCCAGACTCCAGGATGTCGCGCTTGAAGATACGGCGACACAGAGGGAGAAGGTCCTCATCCCATGTTTTGTTCATGGCGATCAGGAGGTCGTTTATCTCTTTCAGCGTGTCGAGGCTGGCCGGGGTAATATCGCGCTCTGGCTGACGTTCAGCGGCAAAGTTGATACCTTCCTCGCCCTCAGTGTTGACGTGGTCTATAGCGGCATCCAGGCGCTCGCGTCGCGGCCAGTATTTGGTGGCCTGCTTCACGACAGTCTTAAGGATCATCTGCTCTTCGTCAGTAACCCACGGACACTTCTTGCTGCTGTCCTGCTTGTACTTCTTCCAGGCTTCAGACCGGTCGCGGATCGCGTAGATATCTGCGATGCGCATGGTGTGGGTTAGGTAATCGCCGTCATCGGTTTTAACCACAACATACGCCCCGACAATCTCACCGCGCTGCTCTGCGGTGTCGAAGTCGTTGTAGACGTGCACGGGAGGCTTATCGAGACCCTCTCGGCGGAACTGGTCGTTCTTACGCACGATTGCCGACTGGCACCACTTAATGGCGCCTGACTGCTGGGCAATATGCATCAGGCCCATATAGCTGATGTCGAGGCAAATAGCACCCTTGCGAGGAACTAAATAAGCCAGCTTCTGCGCCGGGTTCAGTGATATGCCGATCGCCGCAACGTTGATGATTGCGTTCTGGGTGCTTGCCTGGTTTTGAAACGCTATATCGGCCAGGTATTTGTTATTCTGAAACAACTGGATGGCGAACTGGCATTCTTTCGCCCACACCATCCGATCGTCGGTTGCCGCCTTAACGAAAAGCGGCTCTTGCTGCTTGATGAAATCAACAAGAGTTAAGCTCATACTCTCTCCTTAGAAGGGGCAGCCGGTGCGGTGTTCCCAGTCGTGTTCTGCCTGGGCGTATGCCACTGCCGAAACGAAGTCGTTGTATGCCTCGCCAGCCTTATCACTGCGAAGTCCTTCGTATGGGCTGGCGTCGATCGGCACGGAAAAGTGGAAGAGGCCGGACGGCTCTTTTGGCATCATGCCGATGATTTCCTGCGCCCGGTCGTCGATCCACTTCTCTTTCTCGTCGATTAACTGCTGCTCGACCCAGCGACGATCCTCTATGTGGTCGTATGCGCGATATGCGGCCATGGGTTACTCCTGAAATATGGCGGGGGTTTAGTGCTGAATTGGCTGGCCGATACCGTCGAGCAGAACGTCAATCACGCGGTCGTTAACCCGGATGATTTCTGCGTCGGTGTGCAGGTACACCCATTTGCGTTCGTGGATGACAGCTGACACGCGGTAGGTGCGGCCTTCATGCAGCGCCATCATGCCAGGCTCGATACACTGGCGAATGATGGGGGTGGTTCCGTAGTGGGCGATCATGACTTCCCCTCCACCTGCTCAAGTAACCCGGCATACGCCATCTGCGCCCGGTCCAGAGTGAGTGTCTCGCGAGGCTTATCGACCGATGAGAGCTTCCACTCGTTATCGTTTAACTTCGATGCGGTGTACTGCTTGCCGTTGTGGGTGACTGTCATGAGGCCTCCCGTGATTTGCTTTCAGAGTCCTGCTGGAATGCGGCGCGCATAAACTCTTCGCTGAACTCCATTTCGGGAGCCTGGACGAAGGCGATATACGCCTCTTCCTGGCAGTTGGTGCAATAACCGGAGCGGATAGCACATCCGCAATTTTCACAATGTCTGGACATAATCATCTCCGCGCTTAAGCCGCGCCGCTGAACGTAAAAAAACCCTGCGCTGTATGCGTATATATTTCCGTTGGCGGTGGATGGCCGCCGTCTCATAACGTGAACCACTCAGTGAATGGGTCAGGGTATGAGGCAATAAAAAACCCGCCGGAGCGGGTCTTTAGAAAGAGTTTCTGTATAGGAGGATTGCTTTCCCGTAGACGTTTTTGCTGAAATGCGGATTCAATTCACCTTGATACTTGCTTATTCTCCTTGCGTATCTGAACGCCAGCTTCTCCTCAAAACTTTTGTCGCCAGCGAGCGCGTTAAATCCGACGGTTTCGCTAATGACAAAGTCTGCCGCTCTCACCAAAGCCAATTTAAAACGCTGACTGCGCTTCAAAGGCGTGATCGCTTCAAATGCCATACCCTTACCCTCTGTAGTTACCCTGTAAAAAAAAGCCGCTGGTTAGGCGGCTTTGTGATGATTGGTGCCGGGATGTTTAGTCACGTCCGGCGCGTGATTTCCTTCACTTTCCACAGTCAAAGGAATGCCGTAGACTGCTGTTTCCACAGTCAAAATAAGGAAATGTTTATGGCAATCTATACCGTTCGTGTGGTTTTGCGCGGAGCTGAATGGGACACTTATGAAAAGCTTCATGAAAGCATGCGGGCATCAGGATACACACGAGAAGTAACCGGCGACGATGGCGTGGTTTACAAGCTGCCTGACGCCGAGTACGTTACAACCAAAAGCATTGGCGTCTACCAGGTTCGAGATGAAGTCCTGCGTATTGCTAAGACTTATAACTTTGATCCGCAGGTTCTTGTTACAGAAGCTGTTCATTGGGCGTGGGCTTTACCGAAGGCTTGATGCGCCTCCATTTATGGCAGGTCCCTCATTAAACGACTTTCTTCTCTGAATTTCGTATTGAAGCGTCTTTATCGAAATATCTATGGCATCGGCAAAACTGATGCCTTCTTCATCAGCTATTTCCTGAACTACCTTTCTCAATTCATTGTCCAGATTTTCCATACTCGCCCCTTTGTTTATTCACCGCAGGCCACTCGACCCGCTCGATTCGTTCGATTCGTTCTGTGCGTAATGCCGACGCCGGGCATCGCGTATCTTCTCCAGCTCGCAGTTCTTCGCTGACTGGTGATACTTGCTGATGTGGCAGACCGGTGTGCGTGGATCGAAGTATCTACCACATACCGGGCACTTGATGCTGTTCTTCATGGGCCACCTCAGCGAGCCGTAATATGTTTGCTTTTACGGTGACCGGCGGCATAAATCGCCACATCCGGCAGGCACATCCCGCTCTCCAGCGGCTTATTACCGAACTCATTGCTGTAGACGATGGCTGCACGTTCGAGCTGGCGCTTGTATTCCTGGCGCTGCCACACTGCATCCTGTGCAACAAACTTAATCGGGGTCGCATCTTCAATGCTTGCTGGCGTGTGGTGCTGGCCTTTAGCCTGAACCTGAGCGCGGCTAAGGGTAGGGCGATGCATGGTCTCGGCGCTTACGGCAACTGCGCTCTGTACTGCTGCGCGACGCTCACGGCGACGACCTGCTGCTGACCCATTGAATGCTGTTCTGCGTGTCATGGTGACCTCCTGATGAACTTTGGTGGTGAATACAGCCGG